AGTATTATCCTAAATACGAAAAGTACAGCAGATCAATACTGGCTGATATTGCTGAACTGGTTGAATTGAAGCAGCAGGCAATGTCTCTGATAGACAGAATCGGAGATGCCGACTGCATTGATGTACTTTACCGAAGGTATATTCACTATCAGAAGTGGGAACTTATAGCTGTTGAGATGAATTTCAGTTACAAATGGATTCACTGCATACATCAGAAAGCGCTGAATCTGTTTGATGAAATACTTAAAGAGTACACAGAAGTACACAAATTAATGTGATATAATGCTATCGTAGAAAAGTGAATCTACATTAAAAGGAAGGTGTCTTAGCAGGATGCCTTTTTTTATAAAGCCAGTATGTCATCTCCTTAAAATAGGTTTTATCATTGTTTTTCCATTTTATATCCTTTCTACAGCTAATAGCGGTTCATAACAATACTGGCTTTATTCAAATGAAAATATCATGGACTGTATTCATTTATTTCTCTCCCTTTTTTTGCCAGGCATCTGAAAAAGGTGTCTGGCATTTATTCGGAATCAGCATCCATGTGATGAGGAAAATATATGACAGATAAGAAGAGAGCAAATGAAGTCGGCAAGCACAGAGTTGCTTACGACAAGAATAAGCAGAAGATACTGGCAACACAGTCAGTCTGCGCAATATGCGGAAAGCCGGTAGACAAGAGTCTTAAATATCCCCACCCCCTGTCAGCTACGATAGATCATGTCGTTCCGCTTGACTTGGGCGGACACCCAAGCGATATAGCAAATCTGCAGCTGACTCACTGGACCTGCAACAGACAGAAGTACAACAAGCTTGCTGACGGAAGTGCGGTAGTTCCAAAAGACAAAGCCATATCCAACCGGGTACTGCCTCAAAGTATCAACTGGATGATTTACAAGGCAGAATAGCAAAGCAGAAAGATAAATGCTTTTAGCTGACCGGCCTGCAGATTTTAATGTAAGAAAATAAAAAAAGGTGCTGAAAAGTAGAGCAAAATATAAGGGTGTCGTGTGAGCCGTTTTAAGCCGTTCTGACAAACGTTTATTTACAGGGGTAGGAGAACGTGCCTTCCTCTCTTTCGAGTTACAGCACGGTCACACATCAAAAAAACACACGGAAAAGAAAGGAGCCTGCAAATGAGTGAATTATTAGGCATGAGAGAACTGAGAAAAAAACTGGAATCCAAGAAACCGAGAGTAGATCTTAGATATCGTTACTACGATATGAAAAATAGTGTAATGGACCTGGGTATATCAACCCCAGATGAACTGAGAGGCTTTAATTCAGTGCTTGGCTGGTGTTCAAAAGCCGTTGATAGATTGGCCGATAGAATCAGTTTCAGAGAATTTAAAGACGATAACTTTAACATTAACGAAATATTCAACCTTAACAATGCCGATATCCTTTTTGACAATGCTATTAAAAGTGCTTTGATTAGTTCGTGTTCTTTTGTTTACATAAGCGAAGGCGAAGGTGGTTATCCGAGATTACAGGTTATTGATGGAGCAAATGCGACCGGTATTATCGACCCTATTACTTATCTGTTAAAAGAAGGCTATGCAGTTCTTGAAAGAGATAAATATGACAAACCAATAATGGAAGCATATTTCGAACCTTTTAGAACTACGATTTATTACAAAAACAAAGCGCCTGAAGCATATAATCATAACGTTGGCTATCCATTACTGGTGCCGGTTATAAATAGGCCAGATGCCAAAAGGCCATTTGGTAGAAGCAGAATAACCAGAGCCTGCATGAGCTATATGCAGAGTGCTGCAAGAACAATCAAAAGAAGTGAAATCAGCGCAGAGTTTTATTCTTTTCCTCAGAAATGGGTAGTTGGCACTGACCCAAGTGCTGAAAGGATGGAAAAGTGGAAAGCTTCTATTTCTACCTTAATTGAAATCAGTGCTTCTGATGAAGGAAATGAGCCAAGACTGGGCCAGTTCACTCAACAAAGTATGCAACCTCATAATGAGCAGCTGAAAATGTTTGCATCGTTATTTGCCGGTGAAACTGGTTTAACCTTAGATGACCTGGGATTTGTAACCGATAATCCATCAAGTGCTGAAGCTATTGCTGCAGCGCATGAAAATTTAAGGTTGGAAGCAAGAAAAGCCCAGAAAGTGTTTGGCAGCTGTTTCCTGAACGTTGGCTTTCTGGCTGCTTGTTTAAGGGATAACTACAATTACACAAGGGAAATGATGTTTTTGACTAAACCAAAATATGAACCAGTGTTTGAACCAAGTAATTCAACTCTCTCTTTAATCGGTGATGCTGCTATCAAGATTAATCAAGCAGTACCTAACTATTTCAATGAGGAAAACCTGAGAGATTTAACCGGTATTGAAGGTGGCAAGTAATGGATTCTAAAGATCTGATAGAGAAAATCCAGGAAGAGTTCAGAAAAAGGTTTAAGGAAAAAGAAAGTTTTAGCGATTACAAGCAGGTACAAAGTTATGCTGTTGAAATAGCTGAAAAGAGTTCTAAAGCTGTTATAAACAATTTTGATGATTCTTTGATTAATGAGTTTGGAACATTGGACTATGATATTTTAAATGAAGTGTTAAGTGATATTTTAGAAAGTGACTATAAACTTATAGCTGATGCCTGTATTATTGCTCAAACTGAAATGAATAAGAATGCCAACATTGGATTAAAGGCAATAGCTCCAAAATATGATGATGACAGAGCGCATAGTATTGTATGGGATATGGCACAGAGAAACTTGGAATCATTTAAACAAGCATACCCAGCATATACTGATAACTTTTATCAAAGTACTGTTGATGAAGCAGTAAGAGCAAATGCTGATTTTCAGTGGGAGGCAAGACTTGAGCCTAAAATTGTTAGAATTGCTGAGCCTACTGCTTGTAAATGGTGTAAAAGTATTGAAGGCACTTACAAATATGAAGATGTTAAGGATACTGGTAATGATGTATTTAGAAGGCATACCGACTGCAAATGTACTGTTACCTATGTTCCGGGAAAAGGGAAGGCAAAAGATGTCTGGAGCAAAAGAGAAGTTTCAGATAAAGAAGTCACCGAAAATTTAAAGAAATTGGAAACAAATCTTTTAGAAAAAACAAACAGGAAAGATATGTTTGAAAGCGAATTGATTGGACAAGAAGTTAATGATGTAAAAATAGAAGGAGTGTCTTATCATACAATATTCGAAAGGTCTGTTGAAAGAAATATAAGTGTAAGTGAAATTTCTGATGCAATAAACAATCCTTTAGAAATTGGAGATATAAAAACTGATAAAAGAACTGGAAATCGATCGTTTAAAATTGTTGGAGAGTATGCTACAATATATATGAATCCAGATACTGGCAATATTACAACTTGTCACAAGACACATTCTGGAGTGCTAAAAAAATTGAAAAAGAAGTGATTATTATGAAAATAAAATTATTACCAAACGAAATTGATTTATTAAAAAAAGCCAACATTCATTTTGATTATCAGAAAGAATACTCTATTGATGAAGCATTGAGTGTATTAGAAGAGGTATATCAAGAAGAAGCTTTTTTGTCGGATTCAAAATACGACAGCATAGAATCTAGTTTAAGTATTAAATATTCGAAGATTGCAAATAAAATTGCATCGCAAATACAATAAAAAATACCGCTGAATAAAGCGGTTTTTATTTGGAAAGGATGATATTATGACAAAAGATGATTATCATGTAATCGTATATAAGATACTGGCATATCTGTACAGCTGCCTTAAAAAAGGTGAAAACCCGGAAAAAGAGTATCTGCTGTGTGATGGGGCCTTGTTTAACATAAATCACACATATTGGTTGTATATCATTGAAAACTTGGCTAACGAGGGTTATATCGAAGGTTTAAGCAATATAAGAGTTGGTAATGGATACTATTTAAATGATCAGTTGCCTTATTGCAGAATAACTCCAAGAGGAATTGACTACCTGTGTGACAACTCGTTCATAAGTAAAGCAAAAGAGTTTTTAAAGAGTGTAAAAGACATTGCCCCATTTATATAAAGGTGGTGCATTATGTCTAAAAAAGGAAGGCAAACACCCACCAGGAGTCTGATACTTCCCTACGATAGAACTGACGGCCAGGTTGCTATTGATCTATACCACAAGACAAACAAGACTGCTCAGGAGTGGCAGTCTTTAATTTTATACGATTTGCTGGCACTTAATGATGATGGTCTGTTTGTTCATACCAAGTTCGGCTATTCAGTACCACGTAGAAACGGGAAAAATGAAATAGTAGCAATTAGAGAAATGTACGGACTTGTCAATGGTGAGAACATACTTCATACAGCTCACCGAACAACCACCTCTCATATGGCCTGGGAAAGGCTTTATGACTTGCTTGAACTGGCTGATATTAAAATAGTGTCATCATATCGTGCCTATGGAAAAGAGCATATTCAGATTGAAAATGGTGGCAAGATAGAATTCAGGACTCGTACAAGTAAAAGCGGACTTGGTGAAGGCTTTGACTTGCTGGTAATAGATGAAGCTCAGGAGTATCAGGATGATCAGGAAAGCGCTTTGAAATATGTTGTATCTGACAGCCCCAATCCGCAGACAATATTCTGTGGAACTCCACCAACACCGGACAGTTCTGGAACAGTATTTACCAAATTAAGAGAAGCAGCTCTAAGCGGCGAATCTATCAATACTGGATGGGCTGAGTGGTCGGTTGAAGAACAGAAATCACCAAGAGATAAAAACTGGTGGTATGAAACAAATCCAAGTTTGGGAATTATCCTGTCGGAAAGAAAAATACTTGATGAAATAGGCAACGATGATGTTGATTTTAACATTCAGAGGTTAGGTTACTGGATCAGCTACTCACTTAAATCAGCTATCAGTGAAGCAACATGGAACAACCTTAAAATTACTGAACTTCCTACGTTTAAAGGTAAACTTTATGTAGGCATCAAGTATGGTGCTGACAATACCAATGTGGCTATGAGTATTGCGGTTAAGACAACCAATGACAAGATATTTGTTGAAAGCATTGACTGTCAGTCAGTCAGAAATGGCACCGGCTGGATTATAAGGTTTCTGCAAAGTGCCGACTGGCAGAATGTAGTTGTTGATGGTGCTAATGGTCAGGATCTGTTGGCTGAAGCAATGGAAGATGCCGGATTAAGAAAGCCGGTATTTCCAACAGTAAAGGAAGTCATAGCGGCCAATGCCACATTCACAAACGGCATTGATACTGATAAATTGAGGCATAACGGACAGCCATCGCTGACTCAGGCAGTCAGCAACTGTGACAAGCGAGCCATTGGCTCAAGTGGTGGATTCGGCTATAAATCACTTAACAGCAACATAGAAATAGCGCTGATGGAAAGTGCTATTTTTGCCTACTGGAGCGCCGAAAAAACAAAAGAAAGAAGA